CTTAACTCTAATCAGGACTCTAATCCTGGAGGCGTAGTAACCCCTCTCGTAGCTCCTGGCGTTGGGTACCTAACAACTCTCTCAAGCCAAGTGGCAGCTATTCAGTCTGTAATTTTGACCAATACAGGCGGCTTTTTCCCAACTGTTTTAAACGATGCAATGGATCGTTTAACGATTCTTGTGCAGCAGTTAAAAGAGCAAATGAGCCGTGCGGTAACTACCAGCATTTCAAGCGGTATTAGCCCCTCTGTAATGGCTAGTTACATTGTTGCTTTGTACAACAACTTGGCCAACATTATTAGCGTAGCAGGTAATGCAACCAACATTAACGCAGTTAATGCGAATTCGACAAACATCAATACTGTTGCTAGTGATAAAGCTAACATTGATGCGGTAGCTGGCGACCTTACTAATATCAATACTGTTGCTAGTGATAAAGCCAATATTGATTTGGTTGTTACCAATATAGGGGCTATCAATACCAATGCAACAAACATTGGTGTAATTCAAAACGCTAATGCCAATGCCGCTGCCGCTGCCGCCTCTGCCGCCGCTGCTGCGATTAGCGCTTCTTCGGCTGCCGCTAGCGCTGCTACAGGGGCTTTGGTATTTGCTGGTGAGGCTTTGGTAGCTTCTGCGGCCACTGCCGATATTGGTGCGGCAACTAGCATGAATGTGCTCATTAGCGGCACAACCACAATCACCTCATTCGGTTCAACCGCGGCGGCTGGCGTACATCGTGATGTACGTATGGCTGCTGGCTTGACCTTAACTTATAACGCTACCTCGTTAATCCTCCCTGGTGCAGCCAACATTGTAACGGCCGCGGGGGATTGCTTTGAAGCCGAGTGCTTAGGCTCAGGCAACTGGGTAGTTCGATCTTATCAACGGGCGAGTGGTGCCCCATTAGCGCTAGCAAATGCCAGTGTTACTGCAGCCGCATTGGCGGCTACCCTTGATCTAGGAACCGTACCATGAGTAATGCTGTTCAACGCCGCCGTGGGACAACTGCGCAACACGCGGGATTTACTGGTCTTGTCGGTGAGTTCACTTACGACTTGACTAAAAAGGTAGTAGTAACCCACGATGGCGCAACGGCTGGCGGTAATCCGATGGCGCCCTATATTTTGACTTTAAACAATTTTGCAAAAGCCAATCGCGCAATCGTAGCTTTTACGGCCACTGGCGCAGGTACTGCAACTTTGTCACAAAATATTTATGTGGACGTAGTAGGCCAACCAATGAGCTTTGTTTCGGGCGCTACAGTAGTGATGCCCACCCTTACGGCGGGAACTGACTACGCTATCTATGCGTGTACTGACGGCACAATAAGAGCCGATTCAAGCTTTACCAATCCGAGCGGATACACCACAAGTAACAGTATTCAGATTGGTGGATTCCACTACGCCCCTGGGGGTAATGCTTCAGCTCAAGCCGGTGGTAATACCACTCCAGCCATTAACCCTTACTCATTTTGGGATTTGAAATTTAGGCCAAAATGCCCTGATCCACGTGGTATGACTTTGGTAGCAAATAGCTTTTGGTCTGACATTTACCTATTGAATGTCAACCACATTACCAATGGAACTTCTAAGTACAACGTGGCCTACGCCCGTGGTACTACGCCGCCATTGGTGCCTACTGCTTTCGGCGGTAACGGTTCTACTGCTTATGCAGAATTTAACTGGTGGGAGGCGGCTGAAGTTACTGCCGCTTACGGTAAACGCTTGCCACGTCACCAAGAATTTTCAGCTTTAGCATACGGTACAACTGAAGCCTCGGCTATTGGTGCGGATCAAACTAATACGATTCTCAATGCTGCCTACACCTCTAAGTGGGGTGTTATTCAATCTACAGGTGTTCTCGACCAATGGGGCAACGAATTCGGCGGTGGCGCTGCGGCTCCTGGCTGGGTTAATAACACTATCGGCCGCGGTCAAACTTACCAGCTTCCGAACGCCGTGCTCTTTGGGGGCAACTGGGGTGGTGGTGCGATCGCGGGTTCGCGTTACTCGATTTGGAGCTACTCTCCCACGCTCTCGTTCAACTACATCGGGGCGCGCGGCGTCTGTGATCACCTGATTCTTGTTTAGCGGGGCGATAGCCCCGCCTACGCATGCAGCCAACAGAGGAAATAACACAATGCTACGACCAAATGGTGATAGTGGAAAAATACGAAAAGGTAATTTCGTATTGCTATCCCATCGCTCAGTCGATGCCAAGAAAACACGGTGTTGCAAGGGATATGTTCTTGGAGTGTCTGCTAGGTCAACCCGACCTATTCTTCCAAGCGGGCAAGTCCAATCAGATTTCAAAGATTTACGTAGCCGACGCAGGGTTAGCGCAGCTACGGTTTTGGATGCGTTTTCTCAAAACCATTCGGTGTATGACTCCCCACCAAGTTCAAACGGCACAAGTGCTAATTGCGGAAGTGGGCGGGATGATTCACTCTTGGATTGGGAAAAGACAGCAGGGGCAGGCTGGGAAATAACGCCGTACTCTTTGGGGGCAACTGGAGTGATGGTGCGAACGCAGGTTCGCGTTACTCGAATTGGAACAACTCTCCCACGAACTCGAACAACAACATCGGGGCGCGCGGCGTCTGTGGCGACATCACTTTATTGCTCTGTAAACGCTACGGCTTTACAGGCAGACCATTCAAAGTGTGGTCAGCCGGTTCTGTCCTCCTTCGGGAAATATAGTGCTGGGTCTGGTAGATCACTTAGTAGTTTATCGAAAGGTGCAGCCAGCTTTTTTATGAAGCGACACAAAAACTTAATAGATCAAATAACTTCAATCGAGAATTTGCGTCTAGCTTATAGAAATACGGCCAAGGCAAAGCGAATGACTTGGGGGTACTTGCAGTTTAAAGAGTACGACGAACTCAATTTATTACACGTGCAAGAAGAGTTAAAAGCCGGAGCCTATCAGATAGGTGAGTACCGTACTTTTATCGTTAAAGAGCCAAAACCAAGATTGATTTCAGCATTGAATTTTAAAGATCGCTTGGTGCAACATGCTTTATGCAATGTAATTGCACCGATCTTTGAGCGAGGCCTAATGCCTTACACCTTTGCTTGTAGGGTGGGTATGGGTACTCACGCTGGTGTGAAGCATATTCAAGCAAGATTAAGAAGTACAGAGGCTAAATACTTCCTTAAAACAGATTACTCTAAGTTCTTCCCCAGCGTTGATCATCCTGTTTTGCATGAGATGATCGATCGCAAAATTGGATGTGAAAAGACGTTGCAAATTATCCGAGAAATAGTGCCTTTGGAAGGTAAGGGCATTCCTATCGGCAGCTTAACTAGTCAACTTTTCGCCAATGTTTACGGCAATGCAGTAGATCGTTTTATTCATTTTGAACTCGGTCATCGGCACTGGGCGCGATACATGGATGACATCGTATCTCTTGGTGACGATATGAATAAACTCCGAAGCGATTTCTACAGAATTCAAGAATTCTCACAAGAAAAGTTAAAGCTCAATATTAGCAAATGGCAAGTGTCGCCAGTAAATAAAGGCATTAACTTTTTAGGCTATCGCGTATGGCCTGAATTTAAGTTAATTCGTAAGGACTCTGTGGTGAGGGCTAAACGAAAAATAGATCGCTATATTAAAAATAACAATGAGTTAAAGCTTGAAAAGTTTTTAGGCTCCTGGCGTGGTCACACCCAGTGGGCAGATACCAATAATTTATTTAACTGGCTGGAGAAAAAGCATGGCAACAATTATTAACACTAGAGAAGATTTGGATGCTATCGCTGGCACTCCTGAACACGATCAATTTATGAGCTATCTAAAAGGCAGTATGACTCGCAAACAAGATACAGCCATATATCCTGATGGCTACGGCAAGGTAGATTATGCCGGAGCAGTAGTAGCTCCTGTGTGGGCCGATGTAGAAGACCTATCAACCATTACAAGCTTTGGTTTTACCAAAGCCGACTTTGCTTAATAGGTAGCCAATCGTGACAGGTCAAGATCAAGCTGTAGAAAACGCACTCCTTCGCAGGGATGTAGAAGAACTATCTCAAAAAGTAGAAGAGCTCTCTGCCGATGTGAAGGCCTTAGTAACGGCTTGGGAAACCGCAAATAATATAGTAGTCGCCGTTAAATACATTGCCGGAGCCGTAGCGGCAATCGGTGTTATTTGGGGCGCAGTGAAACTATACCTATCAAAATGAGAATCATGCTTCATCCTGACTGGAAGTACATCCTGCGTAAAGCGTGGAGTTTGAAGTTTATTGCTTTGTCGGGATTATGT